GATACTTTTAATGCTTGTAATGACATTGTAACTCCGTTCGTTTATAACAATTATAGCATTTTGCACACTATAAGAGGAAAGGGATCCCCTTAAAGAAGGGGACCCCTTTCCAAACTTTGTCCTAAAATTTAAATTATGGACGGTTTGCAGGTAGTGCGTTGTAGCTTCCATTTGAGATGTAAGCTGCTGCACGATCTGGATTATCGTATCCTGCTGCAACCTTGACGTTCTTCACGACAACGAATGCATCTGGATTTTCGATTGCTGTTCCTACACGAAGGAATAGAGTGTACTCAATTGTATCCTTCTTAGGCTTGAACTCACGGTGCACAACGATGTCACGCTTAACACCCACGATAACGTTATCTGGGAATGTTAGGTGGATATCTCCATGTGAACCTGAAGCTCCTGAGTGTGTTCCTGTCTGTACTTCATCAAGAAGTGGAACCTCAACAACTGGAATACCGAATGCGTAAGGGATTACGCCTCCTGGTGCTCCGTTGTTAGCAACAACATCTCCACGGACGATTCCTGAAGCGATATCTTCTGGAGTTCCTGGAATTGTTGTCAAGCTGTATAGGTAATCCTGGATCAAGTTTGAACCTGATAGGAAGCGTAGCTGGTTACGGCGCTGCTTGTAGCGACGTGGCATCTTCTTAAGTGCATCGTTAAATACACCCTTTGAAATTGTTGATCCGCCTGCATCTACAACGTGACCTTCGTCCTTTGCGATGTTAACGACACCCTTAAGTGCCTTCAATAGTGGATCAGAGCCTGTTCCAACTCCGTTAAGGACGAGATCCTCAACATCGTTTCCGACCTGTGTAGCCATCATACGTGCGATGTGGTCTTCAAGGTCTGCGCCCTCAATGCCGTCTTCTAGAGACTCTGAAGAGAGTTCCCAGTCAAGACGTAGCTTCTTGGTAGCAAGAGAAATCTTAGCGAATACAACGCTCTGGTTTGCAGCTGTGTCTGTAGCTTCAGTTGCAACCTTGAGAATTCTTTCGCCAACACCGATCTTGTCAATTTCTTGAATGTCAGAACGCATGCGAATGGTTCTGGCAAACTTTGTGACAACTGTTGCATCGAACATGTAGTCGATGAAACGGTTAGACTGTTCTGGCTTTAGCAAACCACCACGAGCTGAGTCAGCTGCGGATGTACCAAGGTCAGTTGTCTGAATTGCCTTTTCTAATAGTTCATTGCTCATTTTTATTTTCACCTCTCTCTTTATTTGGTCTTAGAGTTCATTGCGGACACCGAGGAATGTTCCGCCCCACTTGCTCTTATTAATGGGTTCATCTTTAGACCCGCCGAGGTCTGCTGACTTCTTGATTGCAGTGTCTGATTCGACTGCATCAATTCTTTTCTCTGTTGCTACAAATCCCTCTTTGAGAGAATTGATAACCTCAGAAATCTCGTTGTACTTCTTGTCAAGCTCAGCAATCTTTGCATCTGATGCCTTAACAAGCTCTTCTACGCTTGTGCGTACTGTGTCAAGACCTGCTGCATTATCTGCTGCGGTCTTTGTGAATGATTCAGTGAAGAATGACTTAAGTTCGTCAATCTTCTTAGAAATGTCAAGCTCTTCAACGGCGACTTCTTGAACGTCTGCTGCTTTTTCAACAACAGTCTCTTCTTCTTTCGCCTCTGGAGCCTCTGCGACAGCTTCTGCTGCGTCAGCTGCTGGGGTCTCTTCAACCACAGCTTCTACTGATTCAACAGCCTCTGCCTGAAGTTCTGTATCTGTCACTTCTGTACCTCCTTCTTTGGCTGCGTTATTTATAACGTCGCCGCTAGATTCACGACGTTCTCCTGAAAAGTCTTCACCTTCAGAATTCTTTTTTAGATATGAATCAACAATTAACTTAATTGATTCTGATTTATTAACATCATTGCTTTCTACCCAACCAATTGTTTCCATTTCGCAACCGCATGTTTCGCATGAGCATGATGATTCAGTTGATGTTAGTGCAATGGAATCTGTCTTGCACCAATAAATATTTTCTGGAACTACATCCGCTGCAATTCCCTTGATTACTGTTTTTCCATTTACTTTTTCAATTGAAAAAACATTTGCTAATTGATTAGCTGGATTATCGACCAAAGAAAGTTCTACTAGATCGTAATCCTTAATTACTCTTACTGGTGTTTCTTCTCCGTCCGCCGACTTCGTAACTTCGACCTCAGAGTCATTAATTGAACCGCCAATAGAAAAACCAGATAGAGTGCCATCCAATACTTTTTCCCAAGTATCTGGAGCACCCTTTGAAATGTATGATGTGACATAAACACCCTGATAAACTTTTCCTTCATCTGGATTATAGAAGCTCTTAGGCTCAAATCCGACTACTTTGCCAACTGCTAATGGTTGGTGCATCTCTCTAAGATTTCCACGAAATCTCTTAAATGCATTTACGCTTGCATCTGCAAGGACAATATCTCCGTGAGAATCTACGTTATCTAATGTTGCAAAACCAGAGACAGTTCTCTTTTTTGCATCGACTTTTGAAAAGGGGATATTAAGCTTTACGCTATTCCCGCTTGTTGACCAATTTGCTTTAGAAATTTCCATCGTGTTTAAATAATATCTCTTAGTAGATTAAAATGCAAGTATCTGTTTACTGGTTTTGACGCCCATCACCTTGGGCGTTTCTTCCTTCTCCAGAAATGTCTGGCTGATTAGACTGTCGTTGTTGATCTCTACTTCTATTGCCAGTTGCCTGAGTTGTTTGCTCTGCAGCCGCCTTAGCGTTAAGTTCAACTGGCTGGTCTCCACCAGGTATTCCTTGTAGTCCCATTCTAGCACGAATTTCATTAGGAACCACGACTTTCATACGAAGATAGCGCTCATCGATCTTAGACTGAGTATCTTCATCTGTAAGAGTAAGCTCGTTAAACTTAAGAATAAAAATGTCTGTTTTCTCTGAAATTATCTTGCTTAGCCTCTTCTCAATATTTCTTTGAGCTGGACGGCATACCTGCTCCTTAAATGTCTTATCTGCATCACGTGCATTAGCCAAAGAGACGCCCTGTGGGGTTCCGACCTTATTAATTGGAACTCTATGAGAAATCAATATCTCATCTCTATTGGCATTTCTATAAGTATTGAAAGATGAGTCCTGAATTCCGTTCTCAACCGCATCCATCTTAAACTCTACCTTTGAGTCTGGATTGTCTGCTGGAAGTGGAATATAGAGTGATCTATGATTCTTTCCCTTTAGGCCAGTCTGGAAGAACTCAAGCAACTTTCTTTCTGCATCGTTAGAAAGCTTTGCGCCCTTTACTGTAATGATATATCTTGGGACCGCCTTATTTTCAAAGTAGTCCAGGTTATATCTGGCTGCAAACTCGTTTCCAGTCATAGCGCTCTTAGAAGCGATGATATCTGGAACACCATAGTATCCATTTGTTGGTGTATAGTTCTTGAAGTGAATAATCTCATTTGGACGAGCATCTGCTGTTACTGGATTTGGAGATGTTGTATCTCCATAATTTCTAAAGTAGACAGATTGATTTCCAATGATTTGTACGAAGCCATCTCTTAATCTGCGAACACGCATTGATGCCGCTGGAACATGACCAATATAGCCAATCTCTCCAGTATTCTTTCTACCAATTTCTAGATATCCGTTACCAGTTGTTTCATAGTCTTTCCATACACGAGAAAGAGTTTCAACAAATGTCTCCTCTTCGTTTGTAGACTCGATCCATTCGTTTATTGCAATCTTCATTCTTTCAAGCTTGCGTCTTGCAAACTCTAATTTCTTTTCGTCATCAATATCAGCAAGTCTTTCTTTTGTTGCTTCGCTCTCAACAAAGTCATAGCCTAGGCCAACAATGTTTGCAACCTTTGCATTTACAGCAGCATAATGTGGTGCAGAAATTTCATAAATCTTTGCAAGGTAATCTATGTTGTATGGTGGTTGCACTACATCAAGGATGCTATATCCTGTGATCATGAATGGCTCAACAATTGCTGTTGATGCTACTCCGTCACCACGCAAAAACTTTGAGAAGTCTGTTCTTGCAATTCTCTTCTTAAATGCTGTACTTAAACCATCTAGCTTTTTTGTTTTTTCTAGAGGTCTCATGAAAGGATCAGAGTATGACTCTTTACTCTCTGAAAAATCAGTACCTAACTTGATATCGATTTCTTGAATATCGTTATCTTCTACAAACTCAGCGGCCATGGATTAACTTCCTTTGCAAATCTAAACCTTCTCCAATATCATATGGGTCTGGTGTAAGTCCTAACTTTAATCTTGTTTCCTGAAGAGAATATTCCTCGTCAGTAACCTTTCTTCTTCCAGCTAAAAATACTGGTCCGCCTTCCTCGATCCCATATGACTTAGCAGCATCTGTTATAGCCTTTATGCTGTCCTTATCACCCTGAGTCGCTGGCACAAGCATGTAGTGACCTTCGTCATCTCCAACCCACTTGCCGTCTGGCATTTCCCAGACATAGACGCCGTATTTGGTCTCTTGGACTTCTTTAACTCTTTTATTGTTCATAGTTACATTTTACCATTTTCTGTAGTATCAGGCGGAATTTGTCCGCCATAGTGGACAAATTACTGTGTTGAGTGTACTAATACGTCAACGTTAAAGCCGTTATAGGAATCTGAGCCTATACTTATGGAATCTGAAGAAGAAGCAATATATGGGTTGCTAACTATATTATTGAAATGCTTAGATGCTAATCCTGAAGCATCGTAGTCATAAATAGCAATATTAGAATAGTTACTGTTGCTTCCAAGCATGGTGCCAGTCTGTGTTTGGTTAAAGAATAGATCTGCCTGCTTGTTCGAAGAAAATGTTATTAATACGTGATACCAAATACCGATGTCAAATATATCCGACATTGTAGTAGATGTCTGATTTATACCATTTACGTAGAATGAGGAGATATTACTTTTTGTCACATTTCCAGCAGCACTCCAAGAAACTCTAGCGTCTCCACAATCTACCAAAGAGGTCTGTCCTAGGCCCATAGGACGGTACATAAACTCTACTGACCTTACATCCCCAGAGTTATATCTAAAGCCCCCAGAAAGCGGTATTATGCCTTTATTAGAGGCATAGTAGAGTACGGATGAGTTTCTTTTTCCAACCAAAAAATTATAGTCTGTTGTTATTTGTCCTATTGAATTATCTGAACCTATTGTTTTAGATTCGTAGCAGATAAAAGATATTCCAGAAAATACTGGATCGTTAATTGTTGTGTCTGAAGATGCTAATGTGACCTTATAATAAAAATAGCCACCAGAAAATCCAGGTACATTAGAATTATTTGTTGCTGGATAATACGTCACATCGTCAAAGCTGTACTCGAAGGATGTCCCAGAATTATTAAATAGCCACTCAATTTGATTGTGGTCTGGGTCAGCAACTGGAGGGAAGAAGTAGTAATCTTTTAAATACCCAGAAGTCTGACCTTCAATCAACTTTATTTCTCTAGAGTCAGTTATATATACATTGGAAAGCTCTGCTGTAGATACATCTTTATTTACTCCATAGATCATGGCATGAGATATTGGCTTTGAGTCTCTAGCCGCCTCAAAATAAATTGGGTTATCCATTACAATGTTTCTATTTATATTATTAGCTAAAACTCTATGCTCTAAGATTTCCGATATATATCTAGATGAAACCTTACCCTTAAAGACCTCAATCTTATCCAAAATAATATAGCCAGAGGTTAGTGTGGATACTAAATCTACATCTATCTCCGCAGCAAACTTAAATGAGGATCCGAGGTCGTAGCTCGCTTTATTTTCTCCATTGATATATAGAGACATTCTATTTTCAGAATAAGATCCTATAATGCTATAAGCTTCACCCACAGAAGGAAGCTTATAGTAAATCTTTTTAATGACGTCAGCAGAGTCTTTGATTGAAAATATTATATTTCCGTCTTTTACTGAAAAGCCAATATCATGAGTTAGGTCATAGAGAAACTTTTGCTCTGTTGAGTATGCATCTGAGAAGAAAGCATAAAAGGATATGAAAAAGTTTTCTTTCTCATAGCTGTATTTCCCTACTCCTAGATTCTTTACTGATATCGAACTTGTTTGAGTAAGCCTTATTGAGCTATTTGAAACCGCTGTTAATGGGGTAGTATACTCAAGCTGTCCAGTACCCTGCTTGATAGCAAGGGCGTTGAAACCGCATGGATTTGAGAAAGTCTGGGCAGGCTGATTAAATACAGCATCTAATATCTTCATATACCAATTATACCATTCTACCCAGTAGCTCTATACTTGGAGCCACTTCGCTGTCTATAAAGCACTCCTCATATCTTATTCCCAAGCTGTTTAATATATCTGCATAGACAAATACGTCGTAACCCTCTACATACTTTATTGCTTTAACCGACGACATTTTGTCCATAAGCATACAATTTACTAGAGCTGATCCATACTGGCAAACCAGGCTTTCTGATGACATAACAGCTTCAATTTGATCTATCCACCTCATATCTTCAAAGTATGTGATTGAGTATCCAAGGTCTTTCATCAGGTTTTCCATTTCATCTACATACTTATATGGCCTGTCTACTGTCTTTTTCCTTGAAACAAAAAGCTTCTTTCCGCCGATCAAATCCCCTTGGGTAAAAAGCGATCTTATCAGGTTTACGTTCTTCCTCAGTATATGAATTTTTGGAACCTGTAGGAAATGAGATATCTTGTATGAAGAGTTATTATAAAAATATGAAGGGTCGTTAATTAAATAGTTACTATCATCATAATATAAAAATACGCTAGAGAATCTAGAATTAATTAATTCTTCTGGGCTAAGACACAAATATTCTACTCCGACAAAATCAAGGAAATCTTTTATGTGAGATGCGTTTTGCTCTGCTTTAGGACTTCCATAAATTAAAGAATTAAATATTCCTTCTTCATTTTTACTACCAGGATATACTAAAACTACAGTAAAATTTTTTTGATTTCTTAAATTTAATATTTTTGGAAATATTTCTAAAAAGTTATGAAAATATTGTTGGATTACTGGGAATACTAGAACAGCTCTATTTTCATTACTATAGGAAGAATAAGATGTAACAGTAGGCTGAAATGACACGCCGTAAGAATTTCTAACAGAAAAAATAGGATTAGAAACTTCTATAGCAATTTCTGATTCATTAATCTCTATAACATTAATTATATTCCTTAACTCTGTATCTAAATATGACATGTTAGTATCCAATACTACTTAGAATCTTATCACACTTATTCATAAACAAAGCTACTCTGTTTCCGCTGTCTACATGTAGGGGAGCCATAGAAAGAAATAGTGATGCTTGGTATACTGATAAAAGATCTATAGAAATTTCATTCTTTTTAAAAAACTTTATAAGCACATCCGACATTTCTTTTGAGTAGAAATTTTTTCTTAGCAGAACATTATCATATCCATTAATAACTGAATGAGCTAACTTTGCCATGTCATAATACTCATCCATATATATATCTTCTTCTTTTTTTGCACCACGAGGATCTATAAATTTAATAAGATTTATTTCGTCTATCCATAAAATATTAGAAAGGCATAGATCTCCATGCGACAGCTTTCTATCCCATACTGACCTATCTTTTACAAAATGCTCATAGGCATTACACACTCTTTCAAAAAGCTCCATGGACTCATCATACAATTTAAAAGTTTTTATTCTATTAAATGTTTTGTCAAGAACCAAGTATTTGGACTCTAGGTATGAGGACTCATAATCGTAGTCTAGCGGTTTTAATTCGGATTTAAAATCTTCTACTCTAGAAATCATTCTTTTAAATGATGCTAAGCTCATTTCCCCATTGACCATAATCTCACCAGCGTTTTGCGTGTCAATTCTTTCCATTTTATAGCTGGCTAAGCCATCAACATATTGGAAGCTAAATGGCTGCACAAAATATCTTTTTATACTGTCTGGTAGATAATAGTAATAGTCGTATTCAGACTTTATTTTTTCAAGATCATCTGATGACTTTATAACTATGTTATCTACAGCTATCACATCATTAAAATATCTTGAGCTGTAATGGTCTGTGTTAAACATCAAACAACTCTTTTTTGATGATCTTTATATAATGAATCGTCTGAGTATTTACCATTAAAATATCTTCTTCCAGACTGATGTGGCTTTGTTAAATCAGAACTATTTCTTTCTGCACTAAGAGCATGCAACTCCTTTAGCTCATTATCTATAAGAGTTTTATCAAAATACTTTGAAACTAAATCTACATCAAATTTGTCGACAAAGTATCTAGGGACTGGTATAAATGCTCCCAAAGCATCTCCCTTTCTTACACTTACTTTAAAATTTGGAATTGTTATCTTAAGATTAAAAGTAAAATCACGTCTAATCTGGTCTGTTTCTATAACAGCCGTCATAGCAACACATCCTGGAATGAACATGTTTGGTGGCTGGATTGTCATTATATTTACTCCTGGAGGAGTCTTAAGAGCAAATCTATTTTGTATTGTAACTACGCCAGTGCTAAATCCAGACTTAATTGTTTGTTTGTCAGAATTATCGTCATTTAAAAATGTAAAGGTAATATCGTCTGCTTTATCATTTGATCCGTCCCAGACCATATCAAAATCTCTTAATGACTTTATAACATATCCGTACTGATTTCCTATGTTTACTGGCAGACAATAATAAAAGTGCTCATTAAACCAATCCCTTTTTACTTTACCCTTTAGGGAATCTATAATCTCGGTGTAAAATCCATCACCATAATCGTTTGGCACAACCAAAATTTTATCTTCTGGAACCTCATGACCTTCATCATTTATGTAAACAAGATCTGTCATATCTTCCATCCGTCAAAGTAATTTTTATCTCTTGTCCAAAACGTGGTGATAGTGTATCTTATTCCGCCTTCAACTTTTGAAACTCCATGAGTATGTTCCTTGTCACCACGATGAAATGCTAAAGATCCAGCTACTGGTGATATCTCAAAATCATGATCTGGGTAGTATGTTTTTCCTCCAGAATATTCATCATTTAAATAAAGAACTGATCCAAATTCTCTGTGATGAAACCACTCTGTACCATCAATGCTTTTCATGTCATCCCAATGTGGGTGCTGCTCCTGACCTGGAAACCAACGAACTATTTGCATTAAATCTGGGTACAGATCTTCTTTTATTCCGTAGAAGCCTTTGATTGCACTTCCAATTTCTTCTCTTATGCCATAAAGAGCAATTCCCATAGATTTATCTATATTGTTATGTATATTAATAGCATTCAGACTTCTATTTTCCCAAAACTCTGTGCCGCCGTTTTCCCATTTTTCTATACCCTTAACAAAATTTAAAATATAACTGCACTCATCTTTAGATAAAAAATTATCAATTACTTTTGGTTCAAACATCACGGCTCCATTAAATTTATTTTAAATACAGAATCTAAATATTTTTCATCATGTGGACCGACTCCCTTTTTATAAAAGTTGCCCCATGTCCAGTCTTCATTTTCTTCATAAAACTTATGTCTTTTTTGAGCATAAGCATCAATTTTTGAAATAAGGTCTTTGTTTTCTGCCAGGTTTTCTATGGAGATACTTGTTGACTCTAAGAGATCTTTTGGATAGTTATATATAAAAGCTATCGGAGTTCCCTTTTTAAATGTTACTACCTTATTTGGCTCTGTTATCTTCCAGCAAAAGTTCGCTTCTCCGTATGTATAGTAATCAGATCTCCACAAAGCATTCATTGGCTTAACGCCATCTACAAAATAATTTGGAGAACCGCTCATCATAATATAATGATCTTTGTCTGTTTCAAAAAAACAATTTAACTGAAAAGTTATTGTTCCACTACCAGTAAGTGTGCTTGCTATTCTCATTCCATCATAATACTCGCCACTTATAATCTTTACATGGCTTGGATCTGGACTAATTACTCCATCCCAAACAATTTCCACATCGTGTGGCAACAAGAATTCCCATCCGTGTGTATTAATTATTGTTGTAGGCTGACAAATATAGCCGTGTGATTTATGCGTTTCTGATAAAAAATCTCTTTTTATAGATCCTTGCTTTACTTGATATGGAAATCTATTCGGATCTTGAGTCCACAGTTTTATAAATTGGTGAGTCTTTTCTGTGTGCATAATCACTCCAATCTGTCATGCATACAATTGAATATTTTATTCCAGACTTAACTGGAACAGAAGCATGAGAATAAATATACGAGGATGGAAATAGTATCAAATCACCAGCTTCTGGCTTAATATTTAAATTAAAATTATCAAAGTACAGTTCTCCGCCTTCATAGTCGTCATTGACATATCCTACAGTGGAAACAGTACATCTATATGGCTCTCCATCATCAGTATGAACCTCAAACTTTTCTCCAGGACCATACTTTACCATATTTAAAGCACCAATAAACTTAACAGTTACTGAAAACATGGTTTCATAGTCATTAAGACATTCTCTTATTGATGAGTGAACTAAGTCATGCATATCCATAAGATCTGAATTATCATTATTTTTTTCACCTAGTAGTTCTTTTGTGTAAATAAAATCTTGACAATTTCTGCTATTATTATCTGTCTGGAAATATCCAACTCTTGCACCACGCCACTTAAATTGCTTTGAATCGTCACCTAAAGATTTTTCAAGTCTTTCTACCATATTCCATTCTTTTTTAATTGCATTTTTATATGCAACAATTCCTGGACCAAGGATTGTCTTTTCCATACTACCACTTTCCTAGCGGGCATTTAGCTGCCTCTAATTTTGTTTTTACAGTCATAAAACAACCGCATTTTTGACATCTATTTGTATGAGCTGTTAAAAATTCACATGACTTGCAGGTATCAAATCTGGCACTTGAGACTTCATCTGTTGTTTGTCTTGTTGCTGGATTTAATAAATCTAACGGAGTAACTCCATTTTTTGCTTTATACTCAGACCATCTGCTCACTTATTCATACCATTCTGGATATCCAGTCATATCCCTATTAGTTATAATAAACTTTTCGCCATCAAATTTAGCATATGGCGATTGAACATATCTTCCATATGGATATTTTTCTAGATCAACAACTTGAGGCTCGCTTAGCAATATACTACCAAAATACTCTGTTGTTTGCAAGTCTTCGAGTACCTCGCCGTTTTTCATGAACCTTACTGTAAGTCCATCATGCTCAGGGTACTGATCTGATATATCTATAACCTCATCAGATTCTGTAAACATTGGTACATACTGAATATCTACTGCTATGTCATAAAGACAGTCACCGTCTATAACCCACACAAGGGCTGCGCCGTCTGATCCAGCAATAAATTCATCTAATTTTTCATCTGTAAGCATATAAGTTTCCTTTTTATTTTATTATATCAAAATTAACCAGATATTGTCAATTTTAAATGTATAAGCATCTGTATGAAGATCCACTACAAGCGGCTCCAGAACCACAATATCCTGTATCGCATCCACGAGAACCACATGCTCCAGTTCTAGTATCTAGAGATGTACATGTAGTACCGTTTGTAGACGTAAATACTGGAGGCGCTGTAAATACTGGAGGAGCGGTGAAGACTGGAGGAGGAGTAAATACTGGTGGAGGAGTAAATACAGGTGGTGCTGTAAACACAGGTGGTGCGGTAAACACAGGTGGTGCGGTAAACACTGGTGGTGGGGTAAACACTGGTGGTGGGGTAAATACAGGAGGAGCTGTAAACACTGGTGGGGCGGTGAAGACTGGAGGTGTAGGTGTACATGTAGCCTGAGTTGGTGTTGATGGATATCCAGTTCCGTAAATAATATTTACATTTGAAAGAGATCCACAATTATCTCCAAACCACTCCTGGACCCTTGCTGCAGAAACAGTGCTTGAATAGTTGGTAGCAACACCGTCGCAGCATGCTCTTCCCCAATAACCCTGGACTGTAGTAAATACAGGCGGAGGTGTAAATACTGGAGGAGCGGTGAAGACTGGAGGCGCAGTAAATACTGGTGGGCTAACTGTAAATACAGGTGGTGCAGTAAATACAGGTGGTGGACCTGTAAAGACGGGAGGAGGTGCTGTGAATACTGGAGGTGCAGTAAATACGGGAGGTGGACCTGTAAAGACGGGAGGAGGTGCTGTGAATACTGGAGGTGCAGTAAATACGGGAGGTGGTGGAGTAAAGACAGGTGGTGGTGCAACATAAACAATCTTAGTTAAATAAACTGGAGATGCAAATGGGTGCAAAGTTGTGGGTATTGGAACCTGTGAAGAAATTAAGCCATTAAGGTCAATGTATGTTTGTGATGATCCAGTATTATTTGTAACTGATATATTTGTAAATAAAGCGGAATTAAGCAAAAGCCTTGCTTCTGCTTCAGTTTTATTAATTACATCTGGCAATAAGCCTTCAGTGGCTGGAATATAGTTTCCTACAGTAAGAGTTACATTACTTCCTGCTGGAAGTTGAACTGGGGGTTCTGGATTTTGAGATAAAACTATATCCTGATTGTTTACATTTTGAGTGGGAACGGTAATAATAGTATATGTAAGTAGTGATGATGTAAGTGTTGCTGCCGCTACATTTTTATTTGTGCCAACAACATATGGAACAGTTACTGCCGCAAGGGTTCGAACTGTGTATTCGATCTTTGTTTTAAATCTGATTCTTTTTCCAGAAGGAACTGCCTGTGAAATGACAACTCCGCCAGTTCCAGATGTATCAACAAAATATTTTTCATCTGGTCTCAAACCTTGACCATCAAGGGTAGCTTGTGCAATAACATTGTTTAGACCAACTAGATTTGGTACTATTACACGAGCATACGGAACATTTAAATGTTCTACCTGTTGATTTTTATCCTTGGGAAAAGACTGGACGGCCAAAGTAGTCTCCCATTTTATTCTGTACCGTCTTCAACGATTCCAGATATTGTAATATTAACCGCTCCAGATATTGATGCTCTTGCATGTAGCTTATCCAAGACATTCAAAACCTGAACAATATCTGCTACTAAAGTTGAGTTGGCTTCAATTTCTACATCCTGCATAATAGCATTTGTTGATGATGGGGTTCCAGAAAATGGGGTTATTGCAATTCTAACGCTTGCTGCAGTTCCAGTAACATTTGAAAGCAGGATCTGCTTAACAATTGTTTTTTGCTCGGCAATATAAATAGACTGATATGCATCAATCAGGTTATATGGACCAACTATTCTGGTTGGTACGTATGCCATTTTATCTCCTAACTAAACTACTTGCCACTTAATAGCAAGTGAAGTTTCTACAAGTGTTATTTCTGCTGGTGACAATACTCTGTTAAATATAGCAATCTCTCCAACTGATATATTAGAGAAAGATGAAAGATAACGTGCAATTGATTGTCCAGTCATTGAAGAGATTGATGCTGTTCCAGCACCAGATGCTTCTTCAACTTTATTTCTTCTCAAAAACTTTTCTTGGCTAAGAGAATCATATGTCATAACAAACATTTCTGTTGTTCCAGTTGAAACGTTAGGAATAATTGCGTTGAGATCATCTGAACCAAAACCAAATTTGAATGAAGTTGCTGAGTTATATCCTATCTGAAGGTTTGTTCTTGCAATTCCGCCTTGACCTCCAATAACCCACTTTTGAATTGGTGTATCTGGTCTATTACAAACAATAACAATTGTCATTGATGATGTGTTTAGGAACGATAGAGTACCATCTCCCATAAGCATAAAGTCATTTGAGCCATCGTGTACAACACCGACTTTTCCACCTACTGTATTGAGTGTATATTTTGGTTGCTGATTAGATGTTGCTTGAGCTGCGTGTCTTGAAAATCCTGAACGATCTCTCCACTGAGAAACATCATTTGTTGCATTTTTTGTAAATGTATTTCCAGCATCGCCATCATAGTGCATCTGTAAACCAGTAGTTACTGGAAATGATGCTCTATTGTTTGTTCTAAAGTTAAATAATACGTGAGGAAGCATTTAAGCCCCCTTCACAGGATCCTTGGGCCAGACAACATCTGCAGGTGTTTTAGCTGATGTAATGTCACGAAGTGCAGCACGATACTCTGCATACTTCTTAGTCATTGCTGGATCAAGAGTATCTGCTAGTTGAGTCCAATCGGTCTTTGTTAGCAAGTCATTTCTTTTTACTTTGATTCTAGCCCACGCTAGATCTGCTGATAGTGCCTTTACTTCTACTCCTACTACTTTATTTCCCTTGAGAATCTTTGGAGTTTCAAGATAAACAAGCTCTTCTGTGTCCTCATTGTAATCTAAAGTCATCTGTACTTCTGTAACATTATTTAGAGTTAGCCATTCCTGGTCTGGACCAGTTGCTGCAAAAGAGACTGAAGGGAATAGCTCTGTTAGTGAACCTGCCTTTGATACTTTTCCATCTTCTAGAATTGCGTACATTATATCTCCTATGCTGCGTTAATATCTGCGAATGCTACTCCGCCGTAAATTGTTGTTCCCTGGTTTGGGGTAAAGAAGTTAAGTAGGGTTACGTTTGCAGATAGCGTTGGAGCTGATGCAGATGAATCCCACTTAATTGCTGCTGGCCAGTTGATAGTAAATAGTGATCCACCCTTTACCTCTACCTGCCAAAAATACCCTGTTGAAACTGCTGGGAAACCAGTAAATGATACTGTTGTAGTAGCACCTGGTTGAAATCTATGAATAGCTGCTGAAGTTACGTCTATCGCAAGTGTTCCTGCTGTGATGGATCCATAATTTGTTCTCTTTACAGCTGTATTAAAATAGTCATAACCATTACCGTTAATTGGGCTTTGTACAAAAGTATAAGACCAAAGAGGTGGTGTGACTTGTGTTGGTATTGATGTTATAGGCATTATTTCCTCCTTGTTATATTATACCTTAAGTTGTCTTCTGCCAGTATGTGATAATACATATTCCTGTACCACCAGATCCAGATGTTACGTTATCATTTGATCCTCCGCCGCCTGAGCCAGAGTTAGGACGTGCATCACGACCCTGATCTCCGTGTGTTGATGATCTTCCTTGTCCTCCACCGCAAGAACCGTTACCGCACATTCCACGAGCTCCTCCGCCGCCACCGCCAGCTAATCCATTAATACCATTTCCACCATTGCCAGCATTCCATGCTTGACGTGAATCTCCTACACCAGATCCTGCTCCACCAGCTGAAGAACCTTCAGAGGTTAAGCGACCTCCACAACGACCTGCGTATTGGTTATTTTGAAAGTTACCAAACATTCCAGCATGTTCCCCAGGACCACCAGCTCCGCCGCCACCGCCAGCAGCACCCCAGTTAGTTTGCCAACCAGAACCGCCGCCACCGCCTGAGCCGTAGCCAGTTATGTTATCTGCACCAATTCCACATGCTCCACCATTTCCATTGTTTCCATTATTATTTCCATGTCCACCTCCGCCTCCGCCGTAGGCTACCATGTAGAATGTATTTATAGACGTACCAAAAGCTGAGTTGGCACCATTGTTACCATTTGTATTTCCAGTAACACCAGAGCCACCATTTCCAATAGTAATTGGAATAACTCCCAGTGCTGCGACAGAGTTAATATTAACGATTCTTCTTAAGTATTGACCTGCGCCACCGCCACCGCCAAAGTAATCTCCGCCAGACCATAGTCCACCTGCGCCACCGCCAGCAACAAGTACTACTTCTATGAAGTCGGCAATATTCTGTGGACGTGTCCAGTTACCAGTAGAGGCAATTATTGATTGTGCTTGTATAAATAGTGGAGTTGGAGGAGTAACACCTCTTACAATAGTTCCAAGTGTGTCTTCTAGACCAGGAACCATTATCTGCTGTTGATTATTTAAAAATGTTGGCATTATGCATTCACCTTAGCCCAATAATTAATTATGCAAATTCCACTTCCGCCTGCACCTGAAACCGTTCTATCATTTGTTCCGCCTCCGCCTGAGCCTGAGCTAGGACGTGCATCACCACCTTGCCATCCATGAGTATAGCCATAACCCTGTCCTCCACCACAAGAACCATTACCGTTTCCACCTCTAGCAGATCCACCGCCTCCGCCTGCTAATCCGTTAATACCATTTCCACCATTGCCACCAGGCCATGCCTGTCTTGAGTCACCGCTTGGAGACATTCCTGCTCCACCAGCTGAAGAACCTTCAGAGTTTAAGCGTCCGCCACAGCGACCTGCGTATTGATTTGCTTGAAAGTTACCATTCATTCCGCCATGTTGTCCTGGACCACCTGCTCCGCCGCCACCGCCTGCTGCTCCCCATGCGTTTTGCCACTCTGAGCCTCCGCCTCCGCCTGAGCCGTAGCCAGTTATGTTATTTGCTCCTGGACCACAGGAGCCACCGTTTCCATTATTTCCGTTTGCATTTCCATGTCCACCTCCGCCTCCGCCGTAGGCTACCATATAGAATGGTTGTCCAGAGGTACCGAAAGCAGAGTTTCCACCATTGTTACCATTTGCTGTTCCAGAAACTGCTGAACCGCCATTACCAATCGTAACTGAAATTGTGCTTCCAGATGTTATAGAAGATATATCAAGAATTCTTTTAAGGTACTGTCCTGCGCCTCCGCCTCCGCCAAATCTTGCATCGTTTCCATAAGATGCTCCAGCTCCACCTCCAGCAACCAAGACAACATCTATGTAGTCAGCAATATTTGCTGGACGTGTCCAGTTACCAGTTGCTGATATAACAGAAGCCTGTCTAACAAATAGTGGGGTTGGAGGAGTAACTGCTCTTACAACTGCACCTAAAGTTTCCTCTAAGCCTACTGCAATCGCATTGCCAGTTGTAGATGTAATTGTAATAGCCACTATTACTCCTTTTAATTTTCTGGATTTAGTCCAGGTACTACTTCTACCTGATTTATTGATCTATCTTCTTCTTCAATTACTGGAGGAAGAGGTTCAGGCATTGGATCCTTAACAAACTCTCCGTCCTTGTAAGTCCATCCAGATGGACTTGGTTTTTCTGTCATATCAGTAACATCGATTACTTCATAAACTTTATAATCTTCGTGCTCTGCAAACCATTCTGGTGAACCACCATATACAACATTGATGATTTCTTCTCCGTTAACTAATGCGTATGTTCTTTCCATTATGATACCCTTCTGTAATATTCTATCCAGCAAAGTCCGTTTCCGCCCTTTGCTCCTCCGCCACCTGACCAGTAGCTTCCTCCGCCGCCTCCACCAGTTCCGTCCATTCCAGCGTTTCCAGCATTTTGTGTTAAGTTGTCTCCACCTGTACCGCCACCATTACATCCTGGGCCTGCGTTTCCGCCGCCTCCGCCGCCGCCGCCAGCTAATCCATTAATACCAACTCCACCAAGTCCTCCCCAAGTATGATACTGTCCCCAACCATTTGAGTTTCCAGTTCCACCATCAGATCCACCATTTCCGCCACCACGACCTCCGCCGTAACCAGTATATCCAGTTCCTGCAGAGTAAGTTCCTTGATAAGCGTGTCCTCCTGGACCACCTGCTCCTCCGCCACCGCCAGCTCCATTGTACTGATTTTGCCAGTAGCCTCCGCCACCTCCGCCTGAGCCACCACCTGATGTAACTGCTCCTGCACCGTTTGATCCGTATCTACCGTTTCTTCCCCAACCTTGTGCGTATCCGCCTCCGCCGCCACCGTAAGAGATTAGATAGAATGGATTACCATTCACTCCAAATGTAGAGTCTGCTCCGTCATTTCCAACAGAGTTACCACCGACAGCGGCTCCACCCGTTCCAATTGTAACGGGAACGTTAGCTCCAGCTGCAACTGAAGATATATCAACATATCTTACCAAATATTGTCCAGCGCCGCCTCCACCTGCGCCAGTATAGTTCCATGAAGTTGCGGATCCACCTGATCCGCCTCCTCCAATGAGTGTAACCTTTATCCAGTTAGCAATGTTTGTTGGTCTTGTCCAGTTACCAGTAGAATAAAGTCTTTGCTCTACTGGAAGATAAGCTCCACCATTTACAATAAGGTTTGCTGAAACAATACTTGTCAGGGTTGCTGTTAATCCTGGCAAATATGTTTGACTAGTTGTTGTGCCAACTGTTGACATTAGTTACTCCTAACTATTAAACTTCGTTAACTTTTACACCAGAAATAAATACTGAGCATGCGTTTGCTGTATTCTGGTATACGCTGATTGTTTCTGTTGTGTTCAATACAACCTTGAAATCAAGGGCGATTAGTGATCTAGGCGGAACATCTAGGTTCTTTACTAGAAATTGTCCAGCCATCTTTACGTTTACCTGAGCTGCTGAATCTGTTAAATTGTCAAATGTCAGGGATGTAACAACATCGATTTCTGATGCTGGAACAGTGTAAACTGCTACATCTGATGTTCCTGGGACATTTGCATAAAATCGTACTGGCGTTACTACTGTTGCCATATTAAATTACTCCCATGTGTGAATAGACTGTAAAATTGCTTAGTGTAGCATTTACTGATGCAATCGCCGCTACTCCTGCGCTTTGCACATTAGAAACCTGAGTTGAACCAGCATTTCCAATTTGTACAACAGCTCCAGAAGAAGCTGTTTGTATTTCATTAATCTTAGAGGCAGTTGCTGCAAGAACGTCGTTAACGCCAAGCAGGTTACCCATAGATTCGATGGCTTTAGCCAAAAAGACTAAATCCTGTGTATTTAAAGTTGAACCCGACAAGGCGTTGACCTTAGTCTTAAAAAGGTCAATCTGTGTCTGTAAACTATCATAACTTGGCATTTATCTCACCTCTTGTTAAATTATACCTTAAAATCCTTTAAGATGGCGGCACTGGCCATGAAAGATCTGTGCCTGCCTTTGCCATCTCTAATGTTATATTAGAAGGCAAATCTCTTAGAGCTTGTCTGTAGGCTGACCAGGCTGCTGCCTTTTCTTCAGAAAGAGGAACCTGCGGATTAACAGTCCAATCTGAATCTACTAGCAATTTTGCTCTTTGATCTCTAACTCTTTGCTTAACTCCATTGAAAATAAGCAAATCATTTTCAGATTCAATTTCTTCTGAAGTCATTTCTACGACTTCTCCATCAACGAATTTAAATCTTTTACCTACTATATCGTCTCCGACTTGATACCATCCATCACCAGGATCTTCAGTTACAAGCATGGATTCGGTTTGATTTCCCAATTCGTCAAATTTTGAGTAATACATTATCTATCTCCAAACAGTTCGGCTGTTCTGCGCCAGATTCTATAAGAGTTTCTTACGTTAAACTCATTATTTTGATCATTATATGTATGTGCTGCATGTGTCATTTTGAGGTCTGGCTGTACCCAGAAATTGCTAAATGTAGAATCTAGGTTATAGAACATGTTTGAGTCAAGATACCAGTCTACATATCCGTTCTGCCAGTAATACATTGTATTTGTCTGAGTAACGGCAACTGTAGTTCTTGCTGGAATTGTTATTCCCCATGACCACTCATAATATGAGTTTCCGCCAGTTCTATTTACTGGTACAGACCAGTTAATATCTGTGACTGCATTATATGAGCCATTAACATTTGGATAACCAACACATACACCTGAGCCGTCGTAGCCAGAGCTCCAATAGTTAGAATAGTGACCCCACATGCTTACAGATTGTGCTGCGGTTGGGTGATGATTTCTTAAAAATATAGTTCTTAATCTAAACGGAGAATAAGATCTGTTTCTAGCATGTGCAATATGGACGTCATCATTTCCTACCTGAGAGTTTTTTGCATAAACAAGCTTATTATTCTCAAATGACATTGATGAGTATCCGACAGTATTTTGACGGTTATTTGTTCCTAAAGAATACCAGAATGCTCTTTCTGAGTCAGCATTTGATCCAGCTCCAGTCAAATAGTTATGGTAGTTTGTCCAGCTTTCTCCAGCTGCCCATATTTGCCACCAGGACTGGTTTCTTTCGTTAATAGTAGTAATTGTTGGAATCATAAATGGACGTCGAGATCCGTCTGTTACTTCCTTAAACAATCTATCTTCAGCCTGTGCAATATTTAAAGAAATACCAGACTGATTAGTTTTTATTGTATTTAAATTAGCCAATTAGAACACTCTCCATCCATAAGTTGAACCTGCAAAAACCATTGTAACATTTCCACCATTTACGTTAAATACTAAATCTTCTGCAACACCGTTTATCAAGGAACCGTTTCTTAACACGGTGAAGTTAGTTGTTGCTGAGGTTCCCACAGCGTCTACAATCTGAACATTAGCTCCAACTGTAGGTGTTATTGGAAGTGTTACGGTTTGTCCAGCAGAGGGAATAACAAGTAGTCTATCCTTGTTGGCAATTGTATATGCACTATCTGTAATTACTTTCCATGTTGATGGAAGGTTTGGTGCTAGCTGAGAATTAATTGTATTTATTTGAGAAGACAAACCGCTAAAATCTGAAAGACTAGTTGATACAAAGTTTTCTACGTTGTCTAGTCTTGATTCTTGATCAGCCTGGCTTGTTTCTAGGTCTGTAAGTCTATCACCATTAACTGAAGAGTTAATTGTTGCAATTGCAGCAACCTTAGCCGCCTCAATTGCTGCTATTCTATCTATGGTAGCCTGGAGAATATCATTAACACCCAGAGAGGAACCTAGAGCATTTAAAGCAGACGCCAAAAGAACTAGGTCGTTTGCATCCATCGTTGTTGACGTTAATGCATCAACCTTATCTTTAAATAACTCTATCTGAGTAGATAGGGTAGTATAGTCTGGCATTTATTCTCCTTTTATGCCTGAGCTTCTGTCCACGTTACACGAGCTGAAATATTTGCAGCTGCTGTACCAATGTTAGTTGCTACGATTGTAAGAACATCTGGACCATTAGGGAATGATGGGTTTGTCTGAGATCCATTTCCATTTAGAATAGAGTTACCAAGGTCACGGATCTTCTGTGCGTTAAAGTTTGTTACAGAGAATGTACCACCTGTAGGAGCTTCTGTATAGAATGCGAATACACGGTCACCACCACCAATTGTATTTGTAGGAGATGTAACTGTTGCTCCCTGAGTACCAGTGTTATCGTGGAAGATAACTTGAGCTAGAGAACCTGCTCCAACACGAACTGTTTCCCATGCTGTAGGCAATGTTGGTCCGTTCATAGACGCTGGATTTAGAATTCCTTCAATTAGGAACTGACCTGAAGCCAAAACTCCAATCGAGTCAAGCTTTAGCTGCATTCTATTTGCTAGTTCACGTACGCCAAAGTTTCTTGCAATACCGTTATCTACGGAAGGTGCAATTCTTAAAGAAATAAGTGGACGTGGAATTGGAGTAGATCCAAGTGACTGCTGAACAGTACCATTTGGAATAACAGATGTTTGTGGTTCATCTGGTCCAGTATTTGAATATGTTAGTGTATTTCCTGAAGCTGCAGTAAGAGTAAATACTCCATTGTATGAAGTAGAAACTGTTGCAGTTCCAGATGCTGCTGCATAAGAAACGTTTGGCTGACCAACTCTTGAATATGTAAGAGTATTATTGTTTGGAACAGACGCTACTGTGTATGTTCCGTTAAATCTTGAATCAAGTCCTGTAATTGTTACCTGATTTCCAATAACGGCATCGTGGTCTGACGCCATATAAATTGTAGCAACTCCAGAAATAATTTGTCTACCAGTAATAGTAGATAGCTGTAGAATTCCAGAAATAGTTGCTGAAGATCCAACCTGCAATCCGTGATTTGTTGATGTTGTTAGTGTAACAATATTTGAGGCACGTGAGCGGTTTGTAACTGTTGCAGAAACTGTACCAGATCCACCAACCTGTAGATATCTTTGCATACCTGCGGTAAAGAGGTAGAATGAGTCATCATTAAATCCACCGTCCATAATTACCGATGATCCCCAGTGAGACATAACTGGAGCACAGTTTTGAGAAATTGTTTGAACAGAAACCTGGGCGTTTCCAGCACCACCAGGAATTGATAGATCTGGAACAAAGTTTACAAGGCTGGAAGTTCCACTAAGGGTGTATGACTGCCCTCCATAGACTAATGTTTGAGGAGCTCTTCTAATTACTGTAATTGGATAGCCACGAACAACACTATTATATTGACCAATATTAGTATATTCACAAATTTCAAAGTTTGTATTATCTGATATTCTCAAATGTCCTTGTGCTGGCCAGCGGTCAACATTTTCAACATACATCAGAGTTTGTTGTGGGAATAGTGTTGATCCAGAAACTGCATCTCCACCAGATATTAATCTTGTTGACTCTAAAGGCTCATTGATTGTTTCATAACGAGCTGGCAGGTTACCAGAGCGCATATATGCTGCTGTATTGATATTGTTATTTGAAATCTTGTGACCCCAAGCAATATCTCCCTCTGTGGTTCTAAGACCAAATCTAATGTATCCAGCACCGTACCAAGAATAATCGATGTAGGTCATTTGCATCTTTGAAAGATCAATTTTAAATCCTGATGGACCAGTTCCATCAAATCTATCTATATTCCATTGCTCTAGAGGAATCTTTTGAACCTGAGTTACCATATATCTTGCTGATGTGTTTGATGTTCCACGATATGCAGGAGAAACGTACATTTGTGTATCAGAATCAATTCCAATAACACGGTATGACTGTCCACGAATAACAATATATTGACCAACAACAAGCTGCTTACGGAATCTTGTTCCTTGTCCTGTAATTAAGTTAGAATATTGAGTACATGTTAATTTTCCAAAAAGCTCTTTGTTAGAGAATCTTTTTACAGCATAAAGCTTTGTTCCATCGTATTCAAAATAGAATCCATTCTGATCGTCATACAAGCCAGCACGTGTTGCTGAACCCTTCCACTTATATGCTGTCATAAACGCATTAACACCACCTGGATATTGATCCAGTCCAGTAATTGTTTGTGTGAAAACTGTTTGAAGTCTAAGCTGTGTATTGTTTATGACTTCGTAAACAATGTGGACTCCGTTGTATGGGTTATATCCAATTGTTTCAATTCCTTCGAGAAGAACTTCAGCACCTGGCTGTAAGTTGTGATCTTGAAGTGTTGTAATGTTAATATAGTTTGATCCTGCTGCTGTTGATGTAGCATAAATATCTGTAATATCAAATGTCGGTGTGAATTTAGTTCCTGTTGAGAACTGAATTGATTTACCTGACTGATAGCGGAAATAACGACGTGTTTGACGTATTGTTTGTGTTCCGCAAACGTTGTTTGCTGTTGAAAGAATAACACCGCCGTCAAACGGTCTGTGGTCCACATAACCTTCTGGTCTTACATAAAATCCTAGCTGGTCAGTATTAATCGGATTCAAAACCTGATTTGGTGACTTAAATTGAAGTGTAGTAGCTGTTGGAACTTTTGTTACCAAGAAGTTTCCGTCAATTGTTGTTGCAGAAGATCCAGCAAACAATACAGTTACTCCAGCATAGAGTCCATGCGGTCTTTGTGTCTGGATTGTAATTGTTGATCCGCCTGATAATGCAGATGCTTCATCTGAAACTGCTGAAAATGCGTTAAACTGTCCTGGAATTCCACCTGGAATATGTGCGTTATCAAAGATACCGCCACCATAGATTGTTGTTAGTGTTCCATCGAGTAACTCTCCAGCAGGAATTATTCCTTTTGAAACATATGTGAATGCATTTGAATTTAAAACTTGAATAACAGATGTTCCGTCTGCTAAGGCATTCAGTGTTTCTTGAACAGAAACAATATCACCGCTGTTAAGTCCGTGTGGAGCTAATGAGTTTGTATTTACAGTTATTAGAGATCTAGGAGAAGCTCCATTAGATGTTACTGAAACTAAATCGAATGAGTTTCCACCAGTTCCTCTTGAGAAAAATGATGGGTAGTTGTTTTGCAGAGTAAGTGTTTCCCATTTAGAGTTCTGAACTGAGTATTCAAAGTCTGTATCGATAAGAGACTGTGGGGTAGAAACACGCATTTTTCCAACTGCGTCAATCATTGTCTCTGCTGGCAAGAATCTCTCTACGACGTCATCATAGATAATCGATAGGTCATCTGTAGATGCCATATCAGCAGTATTATATTCTAAAGTAATTGTTGTATCTGGTGATGTTGGGTGGTCGCTGATGGAGTAGCTGAGTGCACCTAAGTTTTGATCTGAGAAGTTATAGATAACCTTATTACGTGTTACGTTTGTTATCAGCAAGAGTCTCTCTCGCTGAATTGGTTCTGGAATTACAATTGTTCCTGTTACTGGATTAAATGTGTAATCTCTGTTTACTAACGTTCTTCTAGCCATTCATTTTCTCCATCTTATAGAATAAAGCTTGTTGCTGAAATTGTTCCAGTAACAGTTGAAAGATTTGCAAGGGTATTATACTTTGGAAAGTATATACCTAAGTTTAGCAGAATATCCAATTCATATGCGGATACTCTTCTTTCAATGTCCGCCACAACTATTTCACCAGTTGGGCCTGTAGGTCCTGCTGGACCTGTTGGGCCTGCTGGACCCATAATATTGTCTGCGAATGCCCACGCTGGTGTTGGCAATGCGCTAAATGTAAATAAATCACCAGTTGTTGTATTTAAGAACTGGTCTCCAGTAAAGTATCCAGCTGTAGAAACTGGATTTACTGATCCAGTAAAATACTTAGATCCTCTTTCACCAGTAGGTCCTATTGCACCCTGATTTCCCTGAGCACCCGCTGGACCTGGAACGCCTTGTGGACCTTGAGGTCCCGCTGGACCTGCCGCTCCCGCTGGGCCTGCCGCTCCCTGTGGTCCTGTTGGACCCGCTGGGCCTGCTGGACCTGTAGGGCCTGGACGTGAACCAGCAACGGTAACCCATTGCGTTCCATCATAGCGTTTTAATGACATTAGCTCACACTCCTTATAGAATTATACCAAATTCTTTATAATAATCCCATATAACCAAAGACCTCTAGCTGGTCTTTTCTATTATTAGGGTATAGCTTTTCCCAAGAAGAAGTAATATTAACTGTTCCTGAAACTGTTATTGAACCTGTCATCATAGAATGATATTGACAGATATAAAATAGATTATCTGGGGCATTATATGGAACATTAAATATTATTGTTCCATTATCTATGCCATTATTTTGAACTCCATAGTACCAATCAAATCCTATGCCAGTCTTTTGCTGCGTTTTAATCCAGAATGGATGTCCTGGAGCATTTACATTAAATACATACTTTTTGCCACGCTGGAATATAAGCGGAGCATTTGCAACTCCATTTATTGAGTAGCTACCCATTCCATTATTTGTTACATTGTAGGTTGCAGCCAAAGTATACTCTGGGATTATAACTCTTGATATATACAAAGATCTATTATCTTCAACATAAGCTATCATTCCGCCGTGGGTAGCTGCATTTGGAAGTTCTAGAATTGTGTTGTAAACAGATCTATTTCCTTCATAAACGTTTGCAACTGTAAATGTCTCTAGACCTTCTTCTGTAGAAGTATCGATCCAAAGCTCTGACTCTGCTGGGAGTGGTGCTGTTTCTCTTACGGTTACAAGTTGTCCTGCAAGGTCATCTATATCTACCCAAAAATCACCTTCAATTGGTGTTTGTGATGGTGGCTCTTCATCAGAATAAATTAATGGAAGCTCTGGCTCATCTGTATCAACCCATAGAGTTCCAGAACCATAAGTATCTGGAGCATCTGGACCAACATGTATAAATTCTGTATCTCCAGCATCATCATCTATGTCTATCCATAGATCTCCAATATTTTGTGTTCCACTTGTTGGAGCAGAAGCACCAAAGAAGATAATTGCTGG